AAGAACTGAGTTTCAATTATTAAATGCTAGACTTGCACAAAAAGCAAAACTAATGGAATTAGCTGAAGAACAAATTTGGAGACTATTTGCACTATGGCAAGAGACAGTATTTGATGGAGAGATTATGTACCCAACTACATTTGACATTAGAGATTGGGCAACTGATTTAGAATTATTACAACAAGCAAAAGCTTCTAATATTAAATCAACTACATTTACAAAAGAACTAGATAAACAAATAGCTAGAACTGTAATTGATAATGATGAAACTTTAACTGTAATTGACCAAGAGATTGATAGTAACACACAAGCACTTGGCGAGTTCCAACCACAACCAATAACATTACCTACAATTTAATGTGGCACAAGATTTATTACAGCAACTTCAAAGCATAAGAGAAAAAGCAGTCAATAATTTAGAAGCACAACATCAAAGACTTTTAAACGATACATTAAGAACTTTAGAAACTAGAGTTATACAAGCTGTATCAGAACTTCCTATTCAAGATGGTGCTTTATTTAATACAAGACTTGCGATTGAAATAAGACCAAAACTACAACAAGCAATAGAAGAACTTTACTTAGTTAGAGTTCAAACATTCATAAATGATTATGATAAGATCGCAGGAACTATTGTTGCAACTTATGGAAAACTTCCTATTCCTGCTGAGTTTAAACAAATTACTGAAGCTGATTTAGTAACTATTCAACAGTTAAAGAAGATTGCATTTACACAATTTCAAAACCTAGCTACCGAATTTACTAACACATTAGCACAAGAAGTTTATCAATCTACATTAGTAGGTAAACCTTTTGCAGATGTTGTTGATTCAATTAGAAGTAAGATTAATGGAATCTACCAACAATCAGATGATAGAAAAAGACAAGAACTTGTGGACTTCGTACAAGCACAAAGAATAGCTGGTAAGACAAATACAGAAGATTTTAAAACAGCAGTAGATGAACTTAAACAAACTTATGGTTCTACTGTTACTGGAGATAACTTATCAGCTTACTCAGGTCAAATAGTTCAAGATGCTTTAATGGGATTTGATGGACAGTTTGCAAAGTTTAGAGCAGATGAATTAGGATTAACTCACTACGTATATTATGGAAGCATCATTAGAGATAGTAGAGATTTTTGTGTTGAACACGCAAATAAAGTATTTACTGAAGAAGAAGCAAGACAATTATGGCAATCAGAATGGCAAGGTAAATCTGGTAGCGACCCATTCTTAGATAGAGGTGGATATAATTGTAGGCATCATTGGCAACCAACTAGTTTAGACTGGGGTAATGTTAAAGATGATGGAACTTTTGAATACACAATAGAATAGAACATTTTAGCAACATACTGTTGCATTTTTACAATTTCCTTGATAATTGAGAACAATAAACATATAGAAGGAGAACAAACAATGAACGACCAAGTAAAAAAAGAGTCGGTTGAGAATACAGCAACTCAAACAAATGCTGGAGTAGAAGTTTCAACAAATCAAGAAACTGAGAACAAAGTTTTTACTGCCGACCAGTTAGAACAAATAGTTCAAAGAAGATTAGATAGATATAAAAAATCTGTATCTAACAAACTTGATGGAATAGATATTGAAGAAGCTAAAAAGCTAATTCAAGAAAAAAAAGAAAAGGAACTAGAAATCGCTAAACAACGTGGCGAGTTTGATAAAGTTCTGAAGGAGACAGTATCAAAAAAGGATTCAAAAATTCAATCGTTGGAGACTGAATTAAAAAGGATTCGTATAGACGAAACTTTAGTCAATGTAGCTAGTGGAATGAAAGCTGTTAAACCAGCAGAAGTTAAACAACTACTAAGATCAAATGTTAGACTAAACGATCAAGGTTCTGTTGAAGTTATAAACGAAGATGGAACTCCTAGATATTCAGATAAAGGCGACCCAATGTCAGTTAATGAATTGGTAGCCGAATATTTAAAAAACAACCCACATCATGTTTCCTCTACTCCAAGTGGAGCAGGAAGCAGAAGTCAAGTTGGTGGTGCTACTCCAAAGCAAATAAATATTGGTGATCTTGATTTAAGTAATCCAAATGACAGAAAATTATATTCTGACATTAGGAAACAACGAGAACAAGGTATATTTAAAATGAAAATAACTAACAACAACAACAAACTATAAAAAACAATGGCAAACGAAACAACAAGTTCAACTTTAAGTGAACTATTTACGAATATAACTCAAGAAGCTATATTCACATTCCAAGAAACTTCAGTTATGAGACCACTTGTAACTACTTATCCAATAAGTGGTTCAGGTAAAACTATTGAAGTTCCTGTGTACCCAACAATTAGTGCTTCAGCAGTAAACGAAGCATCTGATTTATCTAATACAGCAGTAAACCCAACTTCAGTAACTGTAACAGCTTCTGAAATCGGTGTTATGACAACTTTAACTGACTTAGCTAGAGATTCAGCTAGTCGTAATGTTGGTGCTGACATTGGAAAATTATTCGGTGAAGCAATCGCTAAAAAAGTTGATACTGACTTAGCAGGATTACTAGATGATTTTGCATCTGCATCAGATCAAGGTGGTGCTGGAACAGAATTAACTGCTGACTTGCTTTTCAAAGCACAAGCTATTTTAAGAAGTGCAAATGTACCTGCACCTTACTATGCTGTGTTTCACCCAAAAGCTACTTTCAATCTAAAGAAAACTTTAACACAACCAGCATATGTTAATGCTACTGGTGGTGCGATTTCTGAAGTTGGAAATGAAGCTTTAAGAAATGGATATATCGGCAGATTAGCTGGTATTGATATTTTTGAAAACGCAAATATCGCTATTGATGCTTATGACGATTCATTCGGTGGAGTATTTCACCCAATGTCAATCGGTTTAGCATTAAAAGAAGATTTCAAAGTTGAAACTCAAAGAGATGCGTCTCTAAGAGCAACTGAGATTGTAGCTTCTATTACTGTTGGCTCAGGTATTTTAAAAGATACTTATGGTGTAACAGTAAAGACTGATACTGCTCTTTAATTAAACTTCGGTGGGGTGTAAAAGCCCCACCAACTAAATATTACTATGGCAAATTTTTCAGTAGATTCAGATTTAACATTTTACCAACCAGATATTTTAACTTTTGGAATAGCAAGTTTTACTTCCCCAAATGATTACCACGCACAAGCACGAGCAGATATAGAACGAGATTTAAGAATAAGATGGTTTCCAGTTTACTCAAAAGAAACTTATAGAGATATAGCAATCCTAAACACAACTGAAATGGACGCAACATTATTAACTGATGCACAGTTTAAAAGATTAAGTGCATATAGAGTAATAGGTTTTTATGCTTGTCCACAACTTACTAAATTTAATTCAAACGATAACCTAGATAGATTCCAAGTTATGATGAAACATTATAAACAATTATATGCTGATGAATTTGAATCTATACTAAGAGATGGTGTTGAATATGATGCAGATGATTCTAATACAATCGCTGATGCAGAAAAAGCACCTTATCATAGACTTAAACTAATTAGATGAAGATTACTGTTGAAGATAATTCATTACAAGTTGCTAAGAACTTTGAAAAACAAGTAAGAGAACAACCTCAAATAGTTAAGACTGCATTAGGTAGAACTGCCGAGTTCTTAATGGGTATTATAAAACAAAGAACTACTAGAGGTCAAAGTGCTGATGGTAATTCATTCCCACCTTACACAGAAGCTTATAAAACATTTAGACAAAATGCTGGGAGACAAACACAATATCCTGATTTAACTTTTTCAGGTCAAATGCTTTCAAACATTACACAAAGATCAAACCCAAGCTTTGCTATTATTTACTTTGCAAACAAATTCCAAAACACTAAAGCATTAGGCAATCAGAAGAAAAGAAAATTCTTTGCTATTGGTGCAAGAGAGATACAACCTATTATGAATGTATTTATGCAAACTTATAACAAACTTAGCAAGATATGAGTAAAAGAGAAGATATAGCATCTAATATTATTACAGCAATTTCAACTGGTACATCTCCTATAACTTTAAAGAAGGTTACTAGAGAACCTTTTAATGTTGATGAGTTATCTGAACAACAATATCCAGCTTGTTTCGTACAATCTGGTAATGAAACCAGATCAGATCAAACAATAAGTTTTACAAGTGCATTAAGAGAAGCAGTAGCAGATTATGTAATCGTTGGTTATGTTAAAGGAACTCCAACAAATATTGACACAAAAAGAAACGAGTTAATTACAACGATTGAAACTAGACTAAATTCTGATAGAACACGTGGTGGGTATGCAAAACAAACTCAGGTAGTAGAAGTTTCTACTGATGAAGGAGTTTTATTCCCAATAGGTGGTATCAGAATGGTGGTGCGAGTTATGTATCAATACACTTCTGGCACTCCTTAACATAAACAAACAAGGAAACAAACATGGCAACACATACTGGCTCAGA